CACCAGCTTTAGGTTTACCGGCAGTCTTTGCTCCCTGCTGTCCAAAGCGAATCATCTTATCTTTTCCACCATCTTTAACTAAAACCACATGGGATTTTTTAGGATGATTAGGTGTTCGCTTGGGCTTAGAATACCCGGCAAAAGTTATTCCCCTGTAAGTAATACTCACTTTTTCTTCTTCAGCATTTTCTTCTTTGCTGGAACTGCCTTTTTGACCATTTTGCGAACCATTGGTTTTTTCTTCATTCCTTTTCCGCCTCTCATAATTTATTCCTTTTCTTGATGTGGTTTATATCAAATTGAGAGTAATTTTTGTAATACCCTCGCTTGTAAATTGTTTCAGATGATTTAACTAAATGCCGAATTGACTGAATAAGAATTAGGGCATACTCAGGTGCACCATTCCCCTCGAACTCTTCCAGTGCTTCATCAGCAGGGTGATCAGGATGAAAACCAACTATCCAAGTGCCATCATGATTTTCATTCTGATCATCAATCCATTGATCAAATTCATCTGATGTCATCTTGTCGAACTTGGTCCAGGCCACAATGTCCACGGATTCGTCATCAGGACATTTGTCTTTGATCTCTATACATTCATTGACATTTTCAATGACATTAAATCGCACATTACCAGTATTCCATGCCTTTTTTGCGTATGGGCAAGGTGGCATCCCATTAAATGTAGGGCTAGGCACTTCTAGAACCTTGCTTGACCAGTTCCTAATCTCATCTTTGATGAGTTTCATATCTAAGCGGCCACTGATGTGCCTGGTACATTGCCAGGGGCAGTACCTAACTGACCAATCCTGGCGTTCATTTGTTGCTGTTGCTGAAATTCTAACTGACCAGCATAGGTCTGAAGTCTCTTCGCAAAGTTTTCATCGGATTGCAGGCGTTCCTGCACATCGGTCGCCGGTATCGCTTCGCTTCCCTGAATATACGATTGTAATACCTGAAGCCTAAGTTGTGGATTCGCTCCATTTTCAGGGGCGTTAACAACCTGTCCCGATGCGATCTTTGCGATGTCATTCGATGTTTCAATAATCTCCTTAGTGGTAGCCTCCTGCGATGGCATGATTAACTGATTGGCAAGGTTTGGATCGATTGCCTCAATCACCTTGCGAAGATAAATGTCAAATCTACTCACGCCTTGACGATCATAGGTAGCCATTAACTTTCCTATCGTATCCAGCTTTTGAAGAACCTTTTCCTCATCCTGGTTCATGCTGTTCCAGGTGATATTAAAATCATACACTTCAGCAGTCTCATCCAGCATAAGCATCGCTCCCTGCTCATTGTTGGTAACCCGAAACCATATCTGCGGTCCGCCGTAAGTGCGATCCAAGCACCATATGCGATTCAATACCTGCTTCCATCCCTCAAGCCAACGATTGACCAGGTTCTGACGAACACTGTTTGCCTCCACTGCATCGTCAGGTCCAGTCGGCCTTCCCGTTAGCTTATCTGCCAACTGACGAATCTGCATCTCCACTTCCATGCTTGCGTTCGAATAACGGGGGATCTCCGCGAATCCAAATTCACCTCTACGCCGAACAGGTATATGTGAACCTGGCCCTATGCGTTCAGGCTTTCGCCCAACCACATATTCAACAGGTGGCATCGTTGACATAGATGCCCTATCGCGCCGTGAGTCCATTTCACTTTTCACACAGATTTGATAACTCTTCAGCAGTTCAGGATATCCACGCGAATCAAGCAATCGATGATTGAGGCATTCCCTCGTAATCGCCACAAAGGGATATCTCCCTTCATCATATTCCATAGGGCTATGAAACCCATGCCCTTCCGCTTCATCCGCCCAGCAGGTAATCGTGCATATAGGCACATCGTCTTCGTCTAGTTCTTTTCGATATGTCGTGATTACCCGAACCATGCCTTCGTAATCCTGCTGTCCATAAAAGTTGCCGGTGTCATACGACATGAGATCCGTCGAATAACTCTCCTCCGAATAAAATCCTTTCGAGTTTTCAATCAATTCCTCGATCCATTCCTTATCCCATCCCTCATTTACCTTCTGCATCAATGCCTCGGGACTGTAGTAATGAATGCAGTGAATGCTCCTGGCACTCTCCAAATCAATCACATTCGAATCAATAATGATCTCCCGTCCCAACTCATATGCCTTAACCGCCGGACGATTCACCACTGCCTTCTCTGTTGGAACCTTTGAAACTCCTTTGTTGCGTAGCTCGTTTAACATCTTACGAACCCGCTTCTTCTTTAACCCTGGGAACAGCGGAAAGAACATCTCCTCAACCCCCTCCTTCATCTCGGGATCTTGGATTGCCATCGCCAGTTCAGGCGACATCTGTGCAATCTCCTCGAGCGTCACCTCCTTAAATACCCGAGTTGTCTCCCTCTTCCAGTATGTACCAAAAAATGTTATTCCATTCTGCAAAAGATAATTAGCTCCGATGGCCGCTTCCCTCTGTAACTCAGTCATCGATCCCATACGCCACTTCAGAAATTCACTTACCATCCTGGCCGATGCGATATCTCCACTCTCCACGGGAGCCGCCACCAGGTTGGCCTGTGAAAGCGATTGCGACAGCAAAGCCACATCCCCGTCAATCAACGGGTTCACAAGGTTTGGTTCTAAATCGGAGCTACCATCCCAGGGAAATGCTTCAGGTCCATTCTTTTTCCCCGATTCATCCTTACCTGCCCACTCATTAAAACGGCACTCCCTCGCCTGTTCAGCCTTATCCATCCAAAACGATAGATTCGCCCTCGCCTCATTAAACTCATGCTTGATCGAATCTACATCCGGCCCCTTCTCATCAAACTCCTGTACTTCTAATCCACTACTTTCCATTTTTAACTCCCAATTCTAACATATGTTTTTTAAAATTACTCAGGGCCGACTTCTCTATCCTTCGCATCGTCTCAAACCCTACTCCCACAAAGTCTGCCATCTCCTGAATCGTATAAATCCTACACTCCCGATCCTCCTCAAATGCAGACAATCCCTCCTCCACAACCAACTCCCGTAGCATCAAATCAATCCGCTTATCCTGCTGTTCAGGCGATTCGATACAGATCATCGTCTCCCTCGACTCTCTTGACATATACCTCCGACTTTGGCGGGTGATTATCCTCGGGCTTTTTTACACACCTAAATACTCCCTCCCGATCATCAAAATAGATAAGCATCAACCTCTGATTAGGAACCATCTTCAGCACCCTCGCCGTCTCAATCTGCTTCTGCGGGGCTTCAGGTAATCCCACCTTACCATCCGAGTCCTCTTTCCATATTCCTATGCAGGTCGAACGGGGGATTCCCAACTCCTTACTTATCTTCGGCCAACTCGTACCCGCCTTCCGTAAAAGCACCACCTGGTCCCTCTGCATCTTACTCCACTTCCTTACTTTTCCCATAAATCAATAACTCCCTCCTCCTGTTGCCACCATTTCCTCCTCGTCAAAGTATTCAAAATTGCCCACTGCGAAGTACCTCACTGTATCGACCATGTCCTTGGCAGGATGCTTCAAATCTCCAATCTGATACTCCTGCATACAGGCCACCAGGTTCTGACATTCATCCGAAATCATCAACTTCGGATGATTATCAAATCCCATCTCCCGACTCCTATCCCATGCCAGCAGATTATTGATCGCCTGCAAACCCGTCTCAATGTCCAAACCTTCCGCCGGGACCACCGATAAATCTTCATCCGCCAAATCATCAATAATATTAGAACTCCCCTCCGATTTCTGATAACTCGCCGCCCCCAACCTCGGGTCGATGATCCGCTCAACATATCGATCACCCTCCATCTGCCGGATAATCTCCGCATAATCCTTTAACCCAAATCCATTAGGCTGTGCCGCTTCCCCTGCACTCACCTTATCCCCCTTTGTCAGATCAATCCATCCACCCCAGGTGTCAAAATCAGGAAACTCCTTAACCGCCCAGGCCACCCCATGCGGATCTATCCCGAACAAAACCATCGTCCAGGGCTTCGCTCCAGCAGGGTCAATCGATAATACCCAATTCGCATCCGCTCCCTCCTCCAAAACAGGGATATCCTTGGCCTGTACAATATTCTTGTCCGAAAAAGCGGGAAACACAGTCTTTGACGCTTTGACGGGCACCCCATACGCCCTGCAAAGGATTGTTTCCCTCTTTTCTCCCTCCAGTTGTGTCTTCATGGCCGCCCATCCGCCGAACGGATTGGCCGCTGTATGGAAATAAACGACACTAGAGGCTTTCCGTAATGGCTGTTGAACTAGGGGAACCTCCTCCCCGTCCAAAAGATCCGCCTTTGCCGATTCCACTGTCTTTGCTCCCGTAAGCATACTCTTTACCACCGAGTTCCAGCCATCCACGGCCGTGAAACTGATGATGCCCTTACTATTTCGGGTGACTGTTCTAAAACGAAGAGTCTCCACCCACGGCATTGGCACTAATTCGTCCGCCCAGTACCCAATGTTGTGGGTGCCGTTGAGCGGCTCTTGCGGACAGCCGATCTCCCCACCCTCAATCGTGCTGATATCCTGCGACCAATTACGAAAAATGCATTCCGAGCGATTGGGCAAAGTGAATTTAGCCGCAGTAAATCCATTTCTAAGCGAATACATGACATATCCGACTTTACCCCGCCCTAGTGTCTTTAATTCTTTAGGTAGTGCATTAAAAACGAGCTTCTGCTGGAACTGTATACTGTTTGCCGATGTCTCAGTTAAGCACCATATGATTGTTCCAGGGTTCTCTACGAGGCATTGGACAACTCTACGGGCGCAAAAATGGCTCTTTGAACTCCGATTGCCTCCCATAATGAGAATCTCCTGGTGCGTCCTTAACTGCTCATCCGCCCTCTTCCATATATCCAACTCAAAACCATACCTGTAAGGATCATCTTTCTCATCCTTAATGGCTTTTTCCCTGGTCTCCCAATAAGCGAGGATCTTCTCAGGCGACATCCTCAGCATCTCTGCTTTGCTGAGAGGCGGGATGGCGGGATGGGGTGTCCATTCGAGTGGCATATGTCCATGTTAGCAGATGGAGCGGGTGGGCGGACATCGGGTTGGGCAATTTGTCAGAATTTTTTTACGGGACATAATCGGTCGCGGTGGCCGGCAGACCGCCGAACCGAACCCCCTCCCCCCCTGTCTGTTTGTCAGAAACATAATATTTTTCATAGTGCGAAATAGTGTGTTTTTTCCGTAAGTAACTGATAGTTATATGTATGCGTAACAAATAGAGGTTTTAAGGTGTTGCGTAAAATAGTGATTATGTCTAATTAGGCTTGCCTGATCCCTAGTTTGAAATACTTTCTGAAATGCTTGCACCGATAGAAATGCCTACAGCAAAAAAGAGAATAACCATCGAAGCTGAGAACCTACCGGCTAACCTGACAGAAGAAGAAACCTGTCCATCAATCTACACTGCACAGGGTCTTTACGATAAGAGACCAGGTGATTACGCCAAACTTGTTCAGATGCTCGCAGATGGTATTCCTATCACTCGAATCAAAAAGGATCTTAAAGTATCTCACAATACGATTGCTGTAGTACGAGCTAGGGAAAAGAATGTAATCGAATCATCTAAGAAAGTAATGAGAGGATTAATCGGTCATGCTTCACAGCTTGCAGTGGAGAAGATGATTGAAAAACTCGAGAACGATCAAATCCCTGCCGGAGTCCTGCCAATCGCCACAGGCATATTAATCGATAAGCATCGACAGTATGAAGGTGAGCCTACCCAAACCATAGAGGTAAAGAAATCTTTGAGCCTGGACGAGATCCGAGCCGAGCTTGCCAACCTTAAAGATGAGAAGGTGGTCGATGCTGAGGTTTCGGATGTAGAGACATCCGCCTGACCTGCAATCCTTGGATTGCCAGCTTGGCGGGTTGGCTGTGTCAGATATGTTGGCAGGTTGGCTGTGTCAGGAGATAATAGTTTTAGCTGTGTCAGATATTCTTTCATGTTTAGATGTACGAAGCCTAATCCACAGGAATAGCGTTTAAAGGCTCATAGAGTAGCCTATTTAGCCTTTTGCCTACCCAGCGAGTCCTCTGACTCCTATTCACCCGATCAAAGCCTTCTACGAGCACAGGGTTCTTTCCTGTTATTCTCCTCTCCCGAGTAAGTGGTAGTACGATGTATGCTTTCATTCGATTTAACTAGTCG